TGTAATGGGGAAAGGTGCTGGAGGGGGTTCGGTCCGTCCGCGGATTAGGAACAGGATCACACCCATCCCCAAGTCCTAAATCTGAACAAAACAGAACACAGAATATCAATTCGCACCCAATCTATAATCTATTTCAGGCAGAAAACGACTAGCCCCGTCTACATTTACCGGATTGCGAACACCCCATTCCACTTCTACCATAGCCGAACGCCCTTTTCCCATTCCCCCTACTCTAATCCTATTCAGAATACCGATTTCTATTTCTAATTCTTCAGGATTACCCAGCAGACGGATCAGGCCGATTGATTCAGGCACTACTCTACCCCCGCCCTATAGTAAAATACGCTTAAACATCTTAAATAGAATACTCCCCCATGGACCCCCTTTCTTTTACTTTCAAAATGGAATAGAGATTTAGAACAAACCCTACTATAAAACGAACCAATAGCAACGAAACATTGGCTCATTTTCCACTTGTTTAGGGGGTCAGGGGTACTCTATTTTATCCTGCTGGTCCTAATACTTCAACTTCGTACCGGTCATGTCCATAGTCCCAAGTACACAAATCTACAGCATCATCAGCGACTTCATAGCCTGCAACTTCAGCTTCATCGCGTGATTCAGCAAAGACTGACGTTACTTGGACTGAAATAGGTTCAGATCCTATGTAAAATGTAATCTGAACAAGGTAGGCTTTCGCATTCTCAATCATTGCATTGTCCTCAATCTGCGCTGTAGGGAACTGCGTTTCGTATATAATTGTTCTAATTGAGAATTGATATACTTCCGTTCTGAAGGAGTAAGAACTTCATATCCTATTCCCATTACTTCGATTTCCATTGATACCGAATCAATATCTTGTAGGATTTGTATTCTTTCAGGTGATGCTTTTTTAAGATCTTTCATAACTACATTCCTATTGAACCCATGTGTCTACTTCAGGTAACTCATCCCTGGTAATACACCACCGACTAGGCATCAGGGCCATTGTAAGTTCGTTTGCCAACTTTTCCGCAATTTCATTATCGCCTTCAACTTCAAGGGCTAGGTTAGAACACCCCGGCCCTGCTGTCCATAGTATGCCGTTGATTACTTTCAGATTTTTCTCTTCTGCTACGCTTCTTATCAAGGAACAAATGTGTTTGAAACTTTCTTCAGTTTTTGGTGCTGTTGACGTTGCAATTAGGATTTTCATAATCAGTACCCCATCACTTCGTTGTAAGCATCAATGCCATGCAGCATACCGGCTTCCATGGCCCGTTCATGCCGCCATTCATCATCGCTGTCACACAATGCTTTCTTATCACTTTTGCGTATGCACTGCTCATCCTCAAAATCAGGGCCAATGATTTCGACCCACAATTCGTTTTCATGCTCAAAAAACTCACCAGCGAAGTGCTCTTCTGCATTTTCATACATGGCCCATGCTTCTTCTTCACTGTTGGTATCACGGCCAGTAATACAAAGATCAGCGGTGCCCGGCTTACATGCCCAAAGATTTACTGTGTAGTTTTCCATTTGATTACCCCTTTGTTAAGATTTAAGTGTTACCTGCTTTTTATTTTTACTTTAACAAACGGATATTTACTGTGCAAATTAAAAATGATAAAGATTCCCCTTAATATACCCCCATAGATCCCCTTAGTTTTGAAATGAGATTTGCAATAGAAAATAGGTTCAGGCGGTTTTACAGGTAGGCAATGACTGCACTCACGATGCCCATAACGAGCCTGTACGACCGTATAATGCAAAAGTAAAGGGCAATGCATAGGCTGGTATGCATTGCCCCGTAACGAAGTAATTTGGGCCTTAAAACCAAATAGGATTATAAACCGCTGCACATTCTGCCAGTGTCATAAGGTTTTGAATCAGGTAACAGATACCAAGGGTTTCATCATCGTGGTCATTTGGATCTTCAGTGCCAAACATTTTCATGCGTTCACGACCCCCTTCAGCCCACCCAGGCAATAGTTCATTAACGATAAAGGTAGGGTTTTTGGCTTTTTCGTCACATAAAGTATTGATTATTTCCCGTTGTTCATCAGTGAATTGATCTTTTGGCAATATGTTACCCATTGGGTCTTGTTCAACTTCAAAGGCAAAAGGCAGATCGATAACGCTGGCCTGATACCCAGGAAAAGGTGATGCATAACCACTGTTGTCATCCACAATTAGCATTTTCATAGCAACCTCACTTGTTAGGATTAATCAAAAAACTACCTTACTACATTGATAGTATTACAATAAAGATTGTTTTAGTACAATAAAATAATACAATAGGAGTCTTAGCCAATGCTATAACTATTGAATCAAAGAATAGAGGATTCTTAGATGGACTCGAAGAGGACTATAGCAAACCGCAGGTTTGCAGAAGGCGAAAGCAAGGTGGCGTGCGCAGCATGCCCCTCATTATTATAATACGCTGCAAATTAAGCCGTTGATGAGATATAAATCATCTTATTTGACAAAAAGCCATGCTGCAAATTAAGCCGTTGTTTAGATATATTTTGAATAGAATAAGAAAACCGTATTCCTTGATTTACAGAATAGGAATACGGTTTTCGTTTTCTTCAGAATTATTTTGTTATTGGATCAGGCCGTTCGTTTCAGATTATTTGCGATTACTTTGACAGAAGCCAAATAACCGCAATGCATAAGATCCAGTACATAGATTACCAATTCATCCCATCAAAACGAGGAATGTAGTGGGTGAGATCGTGCTGCCGTTTCCCCTTCTCGAATTGAATGTACTTTGCCGTTAATCGCTCTTCTTTGCGTAATTGATCCACCGATAACTCATGTACGACTTGCGAAGCGGTTACAGTGGATTGGGTCTCAACGATAATGGTCTCGATTGTTGTTACTTTCATCTTTATTCCTCGATTAAGGTTTTATCTGTGGACTCAGTTATTGACGGATACACAGTACTGGAAGTAAGGTAGTAATCAGCTCGATCTTTTATCTGTTCAATAATTTGCTCCTTTGGTAAAGAATCATCAATCTCAATTTTGAATGATACCGGATATGTTACTGTTACCTGAATAGTCTTTTTCATAATGTCACCGTGGTTGAAGGACTCTTGCCATTTGTGTATAATCACTTGTACCCTATGGACAATGGTGTAGCAAATCTTATTTTATGAAAAAGCATTCCTAATTCGTGGAAATCTTTTATATAATCGCTCAGGCCGATCTGCCAGGAATAATCTGGGCTGTACTTCGGGCGCTCCATTCGGCTCGGTTAGCCGATCGGCCGCAAGGAACTTCAACGAACAGCGACCGCCCCAGCGCGATTAGGCAAGGCTAAGGATTGCCGATTATGGCCGGAGAAAAAAGTTACCAGGAAAGCCGAACTATTGGCACGGAATATGAATAGGACTTTTTGGCACGAACCTTGCTAGGTTTGCCGTTTTTCAGTGCGTTTTTGCCCGGTTTTTTGCTTGGCTTGGCAAGGGCAAAAACAATGGCCAAAAAGGGCTTCCATTGCCCTTCCCTTGCTGTTTTCATGGTGCCCATGTAGGGTAACACGTTTTGACTGAAAAATTGAATATAGGGCATTCTACGGGCTTTTATGAAAAGGGCACAAAAAAAGCCCTTACCTGTTTCCAGGTAAGGGCTTGCAAAGGGCTTGCCTTGCCGTTTTACTTGTCAAGCATGGCCAGGGCTTGCACTTTTTGCGCTTGCACTTGCTGCACATTGTCAAGCCTTTTTTGGCGCTATTGATAGCAAAACAGCCAAGCAAAAAAATGATTGCAAAAAGTACTGTGTATTTCATGGCGTTTCCCCTATTTGTTGAAAGTAAGGGCTTGCACCATTGCAAGCCCTTTGCAGGTTTTACAGTTTAGCGGTTTTTGTATAGCTTGGCATAATTTGTGCTAAATTGTTTTTGCAGTGCGCTTGCCAATTCAACCAAATTTGCGGCAATATCAGCCCGCTTTGCGGCAAGCCCTACCTTGCCAAGCCTATCAGCAAAACCGCCATGACTATTGTTCAAGGTATTGCTGCACCATTGAACATGGTCAACAGTGCGCTTTGCAAGTACCGCTTGCAAGGTATCAGTCAAACCGTATTTTTCAATATCAGCCTTGACAACGGCAAGCCCTGAATTGATAAGGGCACTTGTAAATTGTTCAATACTATGCACCTTGCCGCTAAGTATAACGCCGTCAATGGTGCCGCCTTTACAGTTTGCCTTGTGGCCAAGTGGTGTCAAACCGTCAACCGTTGCGCCTTGCTTGGCAATGGCGGCAATGTTCATGCATGCAAGGGCAATGCTGTTAGGTTTGCTTGCATTCAGGGCTTGAAAGCCCTTTGGTACGGTTGTCATAATGTTTGCGGTTTCAACGGTTGCCATGGTGTTTGCGGTTTGCTTTTTCATAATGTTTACCCCTTGCGCTTTGCGCTTGTGTTAGCTTGGCTTGGCTTCATTGCCCTTGCCTTTGATTGAATAATACAGCATAGGGCAAACCATGCAAGGGCTTTTTTGATTATTTTTTAGCATAAAACGGAGTTTTTCAATTTTATGCTGATTTTTCAATGGTTTGCATTATGAAAATTTTTTTATATGCCTGATTTTGCCCTGATTTTTTGGCCATGGCTGTACAGGGCTCGGGCAAACCCTTTTTTGTGGCTGGCGGGGGTGGTTCCCCCTTCCCCCACACATTTTTCCACCCCCACCGCATTACTTTTCCAGTACTTTTCTAATACTTTTCCAACTCACTTCTAACCCAACTTTCCACTATATCCCCTAGACCACACGAACTACCTTCCCTCTCCACCACCTGCCTATTAGAACTACCTTCCCTCCCATAGAACTATTACCACTATACACACGAACTACCTTCCACTTACCTCACCCTACCCTATCACCCTACTAGAGCTTACTTCCCTCTATACCCTCTACTTTCTACGATTTCAAAAACGAGCCCGTATCCCCCATTCTAGAAAACATCTTTGCATTACTTTTTAGTTCATTTGTGCTTGACTGATAGAATTGAGAAGGCTATTATAGCCCTATTCTAATCACTATTAGTGGAGTAAATCCATGCAATGTCCATTACAGCCGAATTCTCCAGTATACAACCTTCCTGAAATAGCCCAATGGAGAGATGTAAATGGCTACGAAATTTGTAGTTACTGTGGGTCACTTCACCCTGATAAATTTTTCGAATTGATCGCTGCTGGAGAAGAATTAATCCCTACAGATAAAAACTATAAGGTGTACGTAGGGTCTGCTCACAAAAAATTTTACTTCGAGCATCTCAGTGAAGATCAGAAAAAATTCTTCGTAGAACAGCTAAATCAAAAGCGGATTAAATTCGGAATTCCCGGCCACTTCTACGTACTCCCCTTCTTTATCGGAAAGAAATGAAATTCACTATTGGGTATGAGAATAAAGGCGTCCCCATTGACAAAGATTTTAATAACATCCTTATGAACTACCGACGATACCAAAGAGTTCTAGCTGACGATAAGTTAGTCAGTACCTTAAACGCAGAAGAAAGAGACAAGTTGCAGGAGTTTGTCAAGAACCATACTATCATTATACCGGCGAGGGTTCGTGGTAGGCAAACTTCCTTGAAGATCAGAACTTGTATTGCGGCTTTGCATGTCTTTATTGTTGGTGGTGAGGACGTTAAGAATCCAAAGCAGTTTGTAATGGATGCTGTACACAGGATCTGCCAGACTTGGTATGGTGAGGATGGCAAGGGATTAGGCGGTTATGTACAGGATACCATGGTCCGGGAATGTTTCGATAATCAGGAAAAAGGCCACTTTGATGTATTGGTGGCTAAGTTAAATTCTGAGTGTGCGTCTTTGGGAAGTACCCGTGTTAATAATGGGTACAGTCTAGTAGATGGTACTTCCATGGAATGATATGGCTCCCGCAAAGAAATTCAACAAGATGGTAAAACAAGAATCTCGTCTGGAAGATGTTAAAGAGATTCTTGTTTTCCCTAAAGAGAAGTGTAAAGTAGAAGGTTGTAATAGGAATGCCGTTGGTATGCACGATGTTTGTGAAAAACATGGTGGTGTAGTTATCATCGAACAGAATCTATTGCAGGCGTATGAGATATCTGATCTGTTAAAGGAGATGTCTAAATATGAACCTACTAAACATCCTTTGGAATACATTAGACTCTCTCAACAGGGATATTCAGATTCCGAAATTGCTTCAGAGTTTGGTGTTTCAGTCAGTACCATGCTTGGGTGGTCGGAGAAGTTCGCTGACTTCAATACGGCTTTGGATATTGGAAAAAGTGCGTATGAGGCATGGTGGTTGAAGGAAGCTAAACGAAATCTGAATAATAGAAATTACAATACCGGATTGTTCAAGTTTGTTACCGCCAATAAGCTGGGATTTGCTGAAAAATCTGAGACGAAATCGTTAAGTGTGCATGCTGGTGTTCTTGTTGTGCCTACTCCAGCGCAAAGTCACGAAGAATGGGAGGCCGATTGTGCAGATACCGAATGTGGATCTAAGCAAAACAATAATTCAAAAAAGAAATAACAATAATAATCGGTATCGCTGGACTCGCAGTGACGAATTTTGTGTTAGAAGTATGCTCAGTGGCCGGTTTTATCGTAGTGTAAAAGCACGTAATGCAGGGGATGCGCACTTTATCAAGTACAATTATCTGGGAGATAGGGCTGGATTTTTGGTAAACCCTCTTATTGGTGCCGAAAATATCAAGAAAGTGGACGCTTTAGACAATGCTTTGAGCAAGAAAAGGCATGAACATAGTGTTCATCATCTGATGTTACGGTCAGAAGTCGCAAAAAAAGTCTGGGAAAATGAAAATATGGTATGTGTCGGCGATTGCAGGTGCTCAAATAACGAAGTTAGCACTAGAAATGGTGTCCCGGTCGTAAAAAAGCGATTTTGTCGCCGTGTTCCTGTTGGGCAAGAGCATTTACTTGAAAAAAGTGGTGTTCAGATACAAAATTTGACTTGATTTTCCTGAAAATCTGCTGTAAAAGACGTTAAAATCGTTACTTTTAAGAAAAATGCATTATAAAAGCACAAAAAATACCGTTTGGACTCCACATCCTGGTGCACAGGTACACTTTTTACGGTGTCCGGCACACGAGGCGTTGCTTCACGGAAACCGTGGTGGCGGTAAGACTGACTGCTTGTTAATGGACTTCCTACAGCATGTAGGAGTCGGTTATGGTATGGAGTGGCGCGGTATTTTGTTCCGCGAAGAGTACACTCAGCTTACAGACGTTATCAATAAATCCAAAAAATGGATTTCTCAGATTTTTCCTGGTGCAAAATACAATGGCAGTGAGCACAAGTGGACGTTCCCTGATGGAGAAACTCTCTACTTGCGATATATGCGTGTGCCTAGCGATTATTGGGCATACCATGGCCACGAATATCCATGGATTGGCTGGGAAGAGTTAACAAACTGGGCGACGGATGAGTGCTATTTGAGCATGATGTCTTGTAACCGTTGCTCTGATCCTAATGTCCCAAGGAAGTATAGGGCAACGTGCAACCCTTCTGGCCCTGGCCATGGATGGGTAAAAGACCGTTTTATTGATTCCGTACCAGAGTTAAAAGTGCATGTGGACCCTAAGTCTGGAAAGTCTAGGGCACATATTCAGTTAAAGTTAGAAGAGAATACGACATTCCTGGACGCTGATCCCGGCTACCAGCAGACCATTATTGAGGCCACGAAAGACGATGAGGCCAAATATAAGGCATGGGTGCTTGGTAGCTGGGAAGTTCCAGCAGGTGGTTTCTTTGCAGATGTATGGGAAAAAAGTACCCATGTTCTGCCGTATTTTCAGATACCTTCTTCTTGGAAAATATACCGTAGCTTTGACTGGGGTTCTCAGAAACCCTGGGCCGTTTCTTATTTGGCAGAGTGCGATGGGGAACAGCCTATGGGGTACGATAATTGGAATTTCCCTTATTTTCCACGCGGTACTATTGTAGTATTCCAAGAACTGTACGGGTGGAATGGTAAAGCCAATGAAGGCGACCCTGAAAATTCTACTTCTCAGGCAATTGCAGAGCGTGTGCTTGGTTTAGATATGGCTATTGAGCGAGAGTTCAGGACTAAAGTGCTGCCTGGGCCTGCTGATAATTCTATCTATAACGTAATTGATGGTGTTTCCATTGGCGGAAACATGCGCACGTATGGGCTACACTGGAGACCTGCCTACAAAGGGCATGGGTCTCGTATATCTGGATGGGCTCTTATACGGACAATGCTCGCCGCTGCTAAACGCAGAGATTTAGAAAATCCTCACCTGTATTTTTGTGAAGCAGCGAGGCATCATATCCGTACGATACCATTGATGCAGAGAGATAAGTTAAAACCAGAAGATATTGATAGCGATTTAGAAGATCACTGTATGGATAGTTTACGGTACGGTATCACTAAAAAGCTATCTGCAATGGGACAAAAAAGTATACGCTATTAAGGAGCAGATATGATATACAGTTCTCAGCGACTCACGGAAGGTTCGGATTATTCCATAAAGCACCCTGACTATGTTCGCATGACCAGAGATTGGCAGCGGATACGAGACTGTATTGCAGGTGAATCTGTGATAAAAGGTAAAGAAGAAACGTATTTACCCCGCCCACCGGGAATGTCTGGTATCTACAAAGATGCGTACAACGACTATATTGAGCGGGCGCACTTCCCACAGATTGCTGCCTACGCTTTGCAGGGTGCTCTGGGTGTCATTATTACCAAACTTCCTGAATTTAATGTTCCTTACCAGATCAAATATATCATAGAGCAGGCTACTAAAGATGGTTCCAGTATTCAGCAATTATTTCTGGACTGTATCATTGAAGTTCTGCAAACTGGTAAATGCGTGCTGGCTGTAGATGTTACAGAAAATCACGAATTCAAATTTGTTAAATATCCAGCAGAAGCATTCATTAACTGGAAAGAATCCAATACCAAATCAAAGAAAAGCATGACATTGGCCGTATTAAAGGAGGCCATGCCATCATCTGCCGATATCCTTTCGCATGATACCGAGGATGTATACTTTGTATCCTACTTAAATGAATCTGGAGATTATTCAGTAAAGGCGTTTAGCGATGCTGGTAATATCGCAGAGTTGAGTGTTACCCCGAAGTATACCGGGAAAACTTTAAAACAGATTCCTATATTTGTTGCCGGCTCTATAAACAACAGCCTTGAAGCGCAACCTATACCACTTCTTTCTGTAGCAAATTGTTCTGTTCAGATATATAGAAAAGAAGCCGACCTTGCAAATAGCGAGTACTTGTCATGTAATCCAACACTGTGTTTGGTTGGTACCAGCAATGATGAAGCCCTGCCAAACGTCGTAGGCTCATCTGTAATGATTGTATTACCTGATCCAGCGGCCCGTGTATTCTATACAGTAACGGATACCGCTGCTTTAGATCATGTGAAAAATCACATTGATTCTTTATATGAAGAAGCTATTCGGCATGGTGTCGCCATATTAGATAACCGTAAGGGTGTAGAGGCTGCTGAAGCCTTGCGCATACGGCAAGCTACCCAATCTGCTTCAATATACAGTGTGTACCTTTCTGTATTGAATGCGATTAAGTCTGCATTGATGTTAATCTGTGAATGGGGCGGCTTCAATAAGAAAGAAGTAACTATTGATGCCCCATCGGCTCTTACCTATGGCATCCCAGATTCTGCTGTAATCAGAGAGGTTATTACCGGTTTTGGTAATGGTGTTATTCCGATTTCTGTAGTACATCGCTATCTTATCGGCTCTGGTCTTTTAGACCAGAAGGTAAGTCTCGATGAATACATTGCAGAAATTGAGAAATATAAGGCTTTTAGAGAAGCAATGCAGTTGAATAAACAACCAGACCCAAATGGTAATCCAGGAGGGGAGGATGGTAAAGGAACTACCCAAGAAATAGGAGGAGAAAAAGGTGAAAAAGGTAACTTAGGAAAGAAAAAGACCAAGGCGAAAGCCGGAGACCCAAACGAAAAAGATAATCAAGTTAGTAGTTAATCTGGGTATGGTACCCGTGTTCCCAGGGGGAACTAAATCTTATCTCCAGGAGGAGAGCCATGTTTGATTTTGTTGAAGATGCTGAACTTCGTGCTAAACTTATTGCTGAACACGAAGAGAATGTGAAGGGGCTGAAAACCAATAACGAAGCTCTGTTAGGGGAGAAAAAAGCCATTTTGGATAAAATGGCAGCATTTGCGGATATTGAAGATCCCAAGGCTGCGTTAGAAGCCCTGAAGTTCGTGAAAGAAAACGAACAGGCTCGCCTTATTCAGGAAGGTAAGTTCGATGAAGTTATCGAGAAAAAAGTTTCTGCTGTACGCCAGGAGGCAAAGCAGCAGATTGAAGAACTCGCCGAGAAGTTAGGGGTTACTCTCAAAGAGGCTGAAAATTTCCGTAACAAGTATCGTACTAAGATTGTTGACGATACATTACGGACAGCGGCTATTGAGGCGGGGGTTCGCCCGGAAGCCCTTGATGATGTACTGCTCCTTGGCCGTATGGAATTTGCGGTTGCAGAAGACAATGAAACTGTTGATGCACGAGATGCTAAAGGCAACCTCCGTAAAACGGAGGATGGTATCGTCCTTACCCCCAAGGTATGGATGGAAGTGCTTAAAGCACGTAAGCCGTATTTGTGGCCCGGTTCTGAGGGCGTTGGGTTCACTGGTAAAAAATCAAGTGATTCCGATGTCGTTGCTAAGATGCAAGAGTTACTCGATAAGGGCGACTTTGAAGGTTATCGAAAATTACGCGCTCAGATAAATAAATAATGCGTGGTTTTTATTTTCTTGTTGACAAGTGATTGTGATCTATATTACAGTCACTTGTATAGAAAATAATTCCAAAAATAGTCCAGGGGACTTAGACCAGGGGTCAGTGGAATTAAGCAGAAAGAAGAATTTTTCGGCCAACGAACTGATACTCAGGCTACTAGCCTGAACTCCAAGGAATCTCTATAAGAGGAATTAAAAATGAGTAATATCTGGAAACACCCCGATATCCTGGCCGCAGAGGCCCTCCGTCATCTGGAAGACGCACTGGTTGTTACCCGCATGTGTGCGTTCGATACCACATCCGAATTTACGACCCGTGCCAATGGCTGGAAAAAAGGCGACGTGATTTCTTTCCGTACCCACGGTGATTTCGCGGTAAAAGAGTTTACCAGCGCCATCGACATCCAGGGCATCTCCGATTCCAGCCGCTCAATGACCATCGAGAAACATCTCGACGTATCTGTTGAGTTGACCGCCCGTGAATTGGTATTCGACCTTGATTCGTTCTCCGATCAGGTTATCAAACCGGCTTCTTACCGTCTGGCCGAGTATGTTGACCTTTACGTTGCCACCAAGATTCTGCAGGGTGCCGGTATGTACGTATCTACCAGCCTCTTCGGTAGTGCCGCAGATATTGCCCAGGCTCGTAAAACGGCTACTCTCCAGCAGTTGGCCACTCAGCGTTTTTGTCTTGTCGATCTGGAAACCGAGGCCACCTTGCTTGGTCAGGAATGGTTTAACCAGTCTCAGACCCGTGGTAACGATGGTACCAATACCCTGCGTACTGGCGAAATGGGCCGTGTAATGGGCATGGATTTCTTCTCTGCCATTACCTTCCCTGTTTCATACCATGCATGCGGCACGATGGTTTGCGCTACCAATAATGATGGTGGTGCTGCTAACCGTATCGGTATGACTACTTTGACAGTAGATACCCAGACCGCTGCTAAAGCCCTGAATGCCGGTGATCGTATTAAGATCGCAGGTGTCCGTCGGCCTCTGATCGTTAAAACAGCAATTGCGGATACTACCGCTGCAACAGAAGTTGCACTGGTTGACCCGATTACTGAAATTATTCCGGATAACGCTGCCGTAACTGTTATCGGATCGGGCCTTACCGTTGACTACCACGGTGCCATCTTTGACAGCCGTTCTCTGGCCGTAGCATTCCCAATGCTCGACAAACCCGGCGATAAAGAAGTTGGTACCGCGTCAAATAACGGTGTTTCTTGCCGTATTGTCAAGGGTTACGATATCACTTCCAAGAAGACCACCATGTCTCTCGACTTGCTGGTCGGTGGTTTTGCGTTTGACCCACGCAAGATTACTCTCTTGGCCGATAGCCGTCCATAATCTGGAATAGGGTGCCGGGAGAGTAATTTCCCGGCACCCATCATCTACTGGAGAACCCATGTATACTTTGTACAAAGATGGTGATGAAGTAGGGGTAGACAGAGAGCAGGTTCCTATTATGCTCGAAGCAGGTTGGTCTATTACTAAGAAAGAGGCCGCCCCACCCGAAATTAAAACCCCAAAAGAGAGCAGCCCTGAAAGTCAGCCCCCGACTCAGGGCGAACCCGCTACTGGTGAAGAAAAACAGTCTCGCCGGAAAGCCAAAGAATAAAGGAATGCAGCCATGGCCATAGATACTACAATAGGTTCTGCTACAGCCAATTCGTACCCAACTGTATTAGAAGCAGATGCTTATTTCCTTAACAGGTTTCATGTATCTTTTTGGGCCTCTTTACCTAATGAGGATAAAGAAAAACTGCTAATCACTGCAACCAGCCTACTCGATTGGTACGTCAAGTGGGCTGGCCTCAAAGTGTCAGATACCCAAGCCTTAGCTTGGCCCCGCACAGGTGTCTATACAGAACTTGGTAATGAGATCTCAAGTTCTGTAATACCAGCACAGGTAAAGACTGCTGTATTTGAATTGATTATTGCTTCGTATGAAGCAGACCGTACTTCAGATAGTGGGTTAGAAGGTTTATCCATGTTGAAGTTAAGTTCTTTACAGATACAGGCTACTGATAAATACGCGAATCCTCCCCGTAAGGTTATCCCTGAATCAGTTTGGAAAATACTTGGGGAATTATGTGTTAAAGGCGGAATAAGTGTAGTACGTCTGGTGAGAGCATAAAATGGGCCTTGAGCAGACTTTTCAGAGGGGTGCAGAAAAAGTATTTGCGGTATTCAAAGACGCAGTACGGCAGGGCATCTACTATTCTATACTAGATACAGGGTTTGATGAAGATAATTCTACTTTCCCTGTACGTGTTATTGAAGAGTCTTTTACTGAAAAAGATATAAAATATCTATCTTTTTCAGAGTATATACAGCCTAACGATGTTAAAGGTATCATGCTTGGTGTAGATTTGAAAGCAGAGATACATGCTCAAAGTGATAAAGTAGAAGTTACTCAGAAAGATGGTGTAACTAAAAAGACGTATACCGTAGTAGACTTTTCCAGAGACCCCCTTGGAATAGTGTACACATTCCTTTTAAGAAAAACGTAATGCCTACTATATCCTCTGTAATAGCAGAATTTTCTGGAGCGAGAGAACGTATAGAACGTTCTGTGCGTGTGGCTGTTACAAGGGAAGGTAATGACATTGCAAGCAAGTTACGGACTGGGTCTCCGGTTCGCACAGGCGAGTTAAGGTACGGTTGGAGATTAGGCAGGGCCTACACTTCAACCGGAATACTTGCTTCTATTAGTATCACTAATAGCGTCCCTCATGCTGTTGCCCTAGAATACGGTATTGATCCTTCAAGCCCACGTCATCCGTGGGCGATTTCTCTTAGAAATCCTAAGAAGAAGGATATAAAACCAAACATAGTATTAAAGGGCGGTAGGATTTGGTCTTCCTCCGCTGTTGGTGGTATATCACAAAGAGCAATATCTCCGGGGGTGGTCAGGGGCCTAGCCAAGAGTGTTGCAGATGCAGTAATTTCGGCAATAGCAAAAAAGGCATGATATGGAATTTAGAGAATTATCCATAGTAGAAGTAGAGCGCAGGGTAAAAGATGCAAGGGAAAGCATGGGGCTAACCACTTGTAAACGGATACCAACATCTGCGATAACTTCTTCACATTGCCCTGCTGTGCTGATTATTGAGGGAGAAGATTTAGTTGTAAAGAAAGCATCAAGAACTAATTCAATATACCCCGCACGCCGTAATTTAGAATTAGTGCTTGAAATTATTACCATCTTGGGGTATGATATAAAAAAGTTGTACAGGGACGTGCGCTCTGTAATACTTCAGAATCCAGTTGTGGCCGAAAACTGTTTCATTGAAGAAATACGCACAGAAGGACCAAATGGGTATGATTTACCCGACATTCAGGGAATGAGATTAGTGCTTTCCCTAACGTACACTGATTCTGGAAATTAAGGAGATAAAAATGGCAACATCCCCAAATACTGAAAACTACACCCTGGGAAAAGGTATTGTTTCTTTTAATAAGAAAAACCTTGTCACGGGTTTGTACATGGGTGAGCGAGACTTGGGTAACGCCCCGGCTTTCTCGTTCAGTGCGGCAATCGAAAAACTGGAGCATTTCAGTTCTCGCGGCGGCTTGAAGGCCAAGGATAAAGAGGTTATTTCTCAGCTTACTCCAAGCCTTTCGTTTACCTTGGATGAAATCAATGAGGACAACCTGTCCCTGTTGACCCTTGGTACTATTGAGTCCGTTGTGCAGACTGCGGCTTCTGTAGTTGATGAAGTTGTTGTTGCTCGTATTGGCCTTGGTGCGCAGCTTTCCAAACGGAAAGTTGGTGTTACCACCCTGGCGCATGGTACCGTTACTAATGGTCCTTTCGTAGTCGGGGATACCGTAACCGGTGGGACTTCTACGGCTACTGGTAAGGTCATTACCGTAGGTGCCGGATATATTCAGGTTGCTGCAACTGGTACCTTCCAGAATGCAGAAACTATTACATCCGGAACCAAAACGGCTACGCTGAATGCTGTTCCTGTGTTTGTTCCTGGTGTTCTGAAGGTTACGAACACTGCTGGCACCACCACGTATGTTGCTGGTACGGACTATATCGTTAGCACCACCAACAAGGATGATGTTA